AGAGAGGAAGGTAGAGGAAAGGGATTAATGGAATTACGTTAGATGAAAACTTAGCAGGTAAAAACCCTAACCCAACAGCTAAGGGTGCGTATCCAATCGCTACGCTTACATGGATTCTTGCTTATGAAGAAGGCAATGGTAGAAATACTAAAGCTATTCAAAAATCACTTAACTACTTGCTAAGTGATAAAGCCCAGGCTAAGGCTCCTTCTCTTGGATTCGTACCTCTTAAAGGTGAGATACTTTCTAAGTCTCGTGCTGCAGTAAAGCGTATTGGTAAGTAAATTAAATGAATTATGGGTAGTAGTTTTCGGACTGCTATCCTTTTTTATTTTGGTAGAAACAATGCATGTTAACTACCACAGGTCAGAGACACCTCAGTGTAGGATCTCTAACTAATTCCCTTGACCTTAACCCGCTACGGTCCGTTGTAGTCGGTCAAGGAATGAACACTGGTATGGCGGAACCATACTGGACTCGATTAGTTTAATAATGGCTTTTAATACTAACACTACTACAGGTGGTGTAGTCTATAGTTCTCCTGTTTGGGACACAAGAATACTAGCAGAACAATGGGAAACAGATGCTGCTGGCTATGGTCCAGCTAGTTCTCAAACTGCTGCTACTGATGAAGGTACTACTTACAGAACAGTTACACCTTTAGATGTTGCTATCGGTAAATATGAAAGATTAATTCTTAAGTATCGTATTCATTATACTCAGAATACTACTGGTAGAGCTAAGTTTAAATTAGATACTCCAACAGTAACTTCTATTCATTCAGCAGCTACTGGGTTAGAACCTGATGGTAGTATCTTTGTTTCCCTAAATGCAGCAGCTGATCCTACAAAAGACGTAGACGTTGCTGGTACAATGGGTTACTTTGAGTGGGAATCGATTATAGAAAACGGTGCTACAGCTGGTACTGTTAATTTCCAATTCGCACAATATGCAAACAACGCAGCTCCTGCTATCATTCTTGAAGGATCATACGTTGAAATTAAGAAGTTCTAAATAACTTCGGATAAGGAGCACCTCAGAGTCGGACTCCTTTTCCTTTGGCTTCTGGCCCTCTACGGAGGATACCCTCAAGCCGTCTAGACGGTGGGATAGACCACAACAAAATGATCAAAAAAATTTACGTGCGTAAGAAAGTAAACTAATACATTAATTTAATATAATGGCTAATGCCACACAGTCAGTATTAGGTACAGTTAATAAGCTGGTATCTGATACCTCTGGTTCACAGGCTTATGATAGTAAGTATGGAACCTATTTGAAGCTGTTCTCAGGTGAGCTATTTAAAGCTTATGAGTCAGCAACAATTGCTAGAGATACAGTACAAAGACGTACTCTAAAGAACGGTAAATCATTACAGTTCATATTCACAGGGCGTATGCAAGCTGCATATCATACCCCAGGTACACCTATCCTTGGATCAGGTGATCCTCCAGTAGCTGAGAAGACCATCCAATGTGATGACCTACTTATCAGTAATGCATTCATCTATGACCTAGACGAGACTCTTGCTCATTACTCACTTCGTGGTGAGATCAGTAAGAAGATTGGTCATGCTCTAGCTGAAGCATATGATAAGAAAATCTTCAGAGCTATTGCACTAGCAGCACGTGACTCTCATCCAATTACTGCATCTCCTGGTCCTGAGCCTGGTGGATCTCGTATCTATCTAGGATCTGGTAAAGAGTATGATGCACAAGCACTAGTTGATGCTTTCTTTGAAGCAGCTTCTATCCTTGATGAGAAGAACATGCCTAAAGCTGGTAGAACAGCTGTGCTATCTCCAAGACAATACTATGCTCTTGTTTCTCAGGTATCTACAAATATCCTTAACAGAGACTATGGTAATTCTTCAGGTAATCTAACATCTGGTGAAGGTCTATATGAAATAGCTGGTATCCAAATCAGACGCTCTAACAACCTACCTTTCAAGGCTGGTACTGTTAATGGTGTAGCTGGTGAGAACAATGACTACTCTGGAGCATTCACAAACCACGCTGGTCTAATCTATTATAAAGATGCTGCTGGTGTTGTTGAAGCAATTGGTCCTCAAGTTCAAGTAACTTCAGGTGATGTTTCAGTCCTTTACCAAGGAGATGTTATTGTGGGACGTTTAGCAATGGGCTGCGATTCACTTAACCCTGCTGCTGCAATCGAACTAGTTGCTGCTGCTTCTGGCGATTAATAGGAGGTAATTATGTCTACCGTTCCAGGTGCATGTAAAGTATTCACTGTTGCAATAAACAGTGGAATAGGTGTTGTTGGATCTACAACAAAGAATCCTCCTAGTCCTCTTGAATATGGTCGTCAAATATTAAGTGGCGATCTTTCAAATAAAGGATTAACAAACTGTTAATTTAATAATTTAATATTATGGCCGCATCCGTAGCAAAAGGGAACGCTGGTGTCTGCACAACAGATGCTAGTCGGATCTCTGTATCAAAAACAAGTGGTGCCGCAGGTGACTCTGCAGTTAAGTCAGTAACGAAGAATCTTCGTCTGCCTTATGTAGGTGTTGAATGTAACATCACTGATGTTTAACACAATTGGGGACTTCGGTCCCCTTCTTTTTTTATATGTAATTTAAACTATGCCGACTACAATTGATAACGAGACAGAACTCTCCGCAGTAAACTCAATACTAGGGAGCATAGGACAGTCTCCTATTTCCACTCTAACCTTTGAGAATCCAGAGGTTGCATTTATCTATAACCTACTTAGAGATTCTAATATTGATGTACAGAACGAAGGCTGGCACTTCAATACAGAATACCATGTAACCTTTACAACTAATAATGATGGTAAGATACCTATCACTGATACTATATTAAAAGTAGATGTATCAGATGGATGGAAATCGAGAGAATATGATGCAGTAATAAGAGATGGATTTTTATATGATAAATTAGATCATACTAATATATGGATAGATGGTACCTTCTGGGCTGGTACTACAGCTTACACTAAAGGTACATTAGTTATAAATAGTGGTAATGAATACCAGTGTACTGTAGCGGGTACTTCAGCTGCTTCTGGAGGTCCAACACATGTTTCAGGTACAGCTACTGATGGTAGTGTTACTTGGCAATTTGTTAAGTCAGCACTTGAAGAAGTAGATTTAGATGTTATTTATCTATATGAATTCACTAAACTACCCTCAGTATTTAGACGATACATAACTTATAGAGCAGCTAGAATGGCTGCTACACAGCTTGTAGCTAACCCTCAACTAGTACAACTACTAGGTACACAAGAGTCAATGGCTAGAGCTGCTTGTATGGAATATGAATGTAACCAAGGTAATCATAGTATGTTTGGATTCCCAGATGACAGTGCTATAACTACTTATCAACCATGGAGGAATCTTAGAAGATAATGGCTGGAGTATCTCAACAAATCCCTAGTTATTATGGTGGTATATCAGAACAGGCTGATCAGTTAAAGAGGCCAGGTCAAGTAAAAGATGTAGTAAATGCTATACCTGATATAACATGGGGATTATATAAAAGACCTGGTAGTAAAAGAATAGGAACTAATAAACTAACTAATGTACAATCTAATGGATCTTGGTTTCATTACTATAGAGATGAGACTGAAGGTAGTTATATAGGACAGATAGCTAGTGATGGTAAGGTTAGGGTATGGAGTTGTAATGATGGTACAGAGAAGAATGTCTGGTATCATACAGATAATGCTATATATAATTCAGTTAATTCAAATCATGTAGCTATAACATCTTATTTAACTCCTAGTAGTCCTACAGCTACAGAAGACTTACAAGCATTAACTATAAATGATACTACTTACTTAACTAATAGAACTAAAGTAGTAACAACTACTGGTACAACAACTGCTAAACCTGATGCGTATTCTGCTTATATAGAAATACTAAGAACAGAGAATGGTAGACAGTATGGTTTAAATATCTCTACTCCTGATGCTGCTACAAATGTATCTTTAAGTAGAGCTACAAGATTAAAAATAGAGAGTACAACACAAGATGTAGGTACTGATACTGGTCATTGTCCAGGCATCGGTACACAAGTATTTAGTCAAGATAGCGGAAGTAAAAAAAATCTGATATTCCGTATAACTGTATTAGGACAAGTAGCACAGAAAAAGGAAACTACTGATGATTTTCAATGTACTTATAATAATGAAGTAGATTTACTTCATGGCGGAGAAGGTTGGGAAACTAATGATACAACTACAGTTATTTTAGATCAAGCTCAAACTAATTATCAGTATCAAGTAAAAGTATTAGATCATGAGACAACAACAATTAAAGCTGATGTTAAAGCAGTTAGACCTGCACCAACACCCTTTGATGCTGAAACAGCAGTAACAATTGATACTATATTAGGCGGTATAAATGCAGAACTATCAGGATTAACTGTAGATGGATCTGCTTTAAATACACAGATTATAGGTAATGGTATCTATCTATCATGTGCTAATCCTTTTGTTGTAGAAGGAACAGATCCTGACTTGATGAGAGTCATGCAATCTGAAATAAACGATGTTACTAATCTACCTAATCAGTGTAAGCAGGGTTATATAGTTAAAGTAACTAATGCTAGAATGGCTGAAGAGGATGATTACTATCTTAAATTCTCTGGAGAAGAGGGTTCTTCCGGCTCTGGATCTTGGATAGAATGTGCTGCACCTGGTATTATAAAGAGCTTCAATGCTTCTACTATGCCACATATACTGCAACGTCAAGCAGATGGAGACTTCTTACTTAAAGCTGCTACATGGGCTGATAGAGGAGTAGGAGATGATGCTACTAACCAAGCACCTTCTTTTGTTGGTGATCCTACATATACTAGTAATGGTATAGCTACATATTCAGAAGATAGAAAGATTAATAAAGTACTATTCTTCCGTAATAGATTAGCTTTCTTATCTGGTGAGAGTGTTATATTATCAAGACCTGGTGAGTTTAATGCTCCTAACTTTTGGGCTGAAACAGCTTTAACAGTTAGTGCTATTGATCCTATTGATATATCCAGTAGCTCTATGTTCCCATCAGATTTATTTGATGGTATAGAAGTTACTGTTGGTCTTATAGTATTTAGTAGTAACCAGCAATTCTTGTTAGCTTCTGATGATACTGTATTGAATCCTGATACAGCTAAGTTAAAAAGTATATCTGGTTTTAACTACAACACAGTCATACCTCCTGTATCTTTAGGAATGTCAGTAGGTTATATTGATAACTCTGGTAAATACAGTCGATTCAATGAAATGAGTGTCATTGAACGAGAAAGAGATCCTGTTATAGTAGAGACAAGTAAATTAGTACCAAGTTTATTACCAAAAAATATAGATATAATAACTAACTCAAGAGAGAATCAGATTGTATTATTTGGTAGTACAAGTGGGACTACAGCTAGTACTATATATGGTTTTAAATATCTATTTACTGGAGAACAGAGACCTCAGACATCTTGGTTTAAATGGAAGTTAAATCAGAATTTAATATACCACTTCATTATAGATGATGTATATTATTTCTTAGATAGTGATGATTTCTTACAACAGATAAATCTAATACAGAATACTGATGAGAGTATTACTGAAGATGGAGTTAATTATTTAGTACATTTAGATAACTATGTAGCTAATGTAACTGGTGGTCTATTTAACACTGCTACTAATATAACTACATTTAATACTACATGGTTAGCTGATGTATCATCAAGTACTAATGATGTAGCTATTATAGATGCTGATGGTAGGTATGGTAAGGGTACTAGAGATGGTAACGCTCTTGAAGTAGTAGGAGATTGGTCTAGTGCTACAGTAGATATAGGATTCTTATATGATTACGAAGTAGATTTCCCTACATTATATGTATCTTCATCTGATAATAATATATTTACTAGTGATGCTAATAGCTCTTTAGTTGTACATAGAATCAAACTAAACTTTGGTAAGGTAGGTTCTTATGAAACTACATTAACAAGTAAAGTAGGTAAAGATCCATATACTGAGATCTATGAATCTAATTCACTAGATGCTTATGAAGCAGGAGATGCTCCATATTTATCAGAAAAAATTAAGACTATCCCAGTATATGAAAGAAATACAAACGTAGATATAACACTTAAATCAACTAACCCATCACCTGCTACATTACATTCAATGAGCTGGGAAGGGGATTACACCCAAAGATTTTATAAACGTGTCTAAATACATTCACCCAGTAACAATGGAGGCTGCTATGGAGGTAGCCTCTAATTTACGTCCAGAAGACCGCAGAGAGCTTGAAGATTT